AATAGCACCTGATGTATTTATAGGTTTAGATGATGGTCTATTTTATGTCAAAGAAGGTGACAAAATATTTTCAGAAGAACATGGTAATGTTGGTGGAGCTGAAGGACTTGCAAATGTACCTAAAGGACAAGAAGAAGCTGTAATAGAATCTGCAGAGGAATGCCCTGGTGAGTGCATAATGATAGAGCCATGAAAAAACTTTCAATATTAACTGCAGTTCTTTTACTTGCTGTACCTATACATTCTATAGCAGAAGAAACTACAGTCACAGAAAAATTTAATAACCAACAAATAAACACAGACATAGAGTTTATATATGGTGGTAATGACACAGTTATAACTGCAGCTACTACACAACATCCTGATTGTGCAAGTACAGAAGCAGCAGGAAGTATAGGCTTAGAAGATTTAGATTGTTTTGGTTCTATGTATTTTGGAACTGATAGATACCAACTAGGTATTCGTGCTAGTGCTGATACAATAACTATTGCTTTTCCTAACTCTGATACTAAACCTATTACAGAAGTAGGCTTTGTTGTTAACGCTAGAGAGACTACAGGTACAGCAACTGTGTACTTTGATGACTCAACAACACAGACAATTAATTTTATAGACCAACAAAATGAAACTAATCAAACTACAAGTGTAACTATTACTGCACCAACAGGTACAACAATAAATGAAATACAAGTACCAGGAGTTTCTGAAGGTAATGACTGGTGGCTCATAGATAATGTATACTATAAGTATGATAATGTATCTACTCCAACGACATCTAGTACGACAACAACAACTACCACCACAACAACGACAACGCTACCTGAGGCGAAAGATGTTGTTGAAGATGGTAACACAACCTATCTCGCGTGGGATGAATATGGTTGCGAACATCCGAACAATCCCTTATCGTTTAAAGAATACCTGGAAGCAGTAGAAAGTGGATATTGGTTCGGCTATCAAGATGGTGATTGCTCTGACATACCTGATATTATTACTATCATTGTCGTACCAGAAGAAGAAGAGATAGAAGATGAAATATTTGAAGAGGATGTGGTGGTGGATGGACTTACAGATTTGGAATTACCAGAGGAAGAAGTCATTGAGGAACTCACAGAAGAAGAGATAGCTGCTATTGAAGAAGAGATTAGAGCAGAAGAAAAAAGACTTATCCAAGAACAAATTGAGTTAGAAGAAGAAGCAGAAATACTTTTAGAGTTAGAAGAAACTATAAACTTAGAAGATATAGGACTACTTATAATTGAATGTCCTGAAGAAGAAATAGAATGTGTTGATTTAACTGAAGAAGAAATAGCAGAAATAGAATTAGAACTACAAGAATTTATAGATGTCATACAAGAGTTAGAAGAACTAAACCTTGAAGAAGAATTTATTATAGTTGAAGAAGAAATCATATTAGATATACCTGAAGATATAATTATAATAATAGAAGAGGAGATTATAGAAGATGAGTTGGACAAAGAGATACTTAGAGATGACACCATCACAGAAGATGAACTTCAAGATGAGGAGATTTTGGTTGAGCCAATACAGGAAGATGTTGAACAAGAACCTATAGATATTGTTGAATCTATAACTGATATATTTAATAATGAAGAAGTTATAGAATTAACTGAAGAAGAACTAGAAGTAGAAGTTGCTGAGATAGAAGAAGTTATTGTTATAGAGATAGAGATAGCAACTGAAGAAGAGATAGAGGAATTTACAGAAGAGGAGTTAGTTGAGTATGAAGAAGCAAAAGAAGAAGCTATACAAGAGTATGTACAAGAGCTTACCAACGAAGAAGCATCAGAAGTCCTAGAAGAAGTTAATGATATTGGTGTACAGAATTTAGAACAAGTATCGGAAGAGGTACAAGAAGTTGTACAAGCAGTAGTTGAAGAAGCCATTGATAATGTTGAAGAACTTACACAGGAACAAGTTGAAGTTGTTGCTGAGGTATTACAAGTTGAAACTGAGGATGTTGCTATTGTTGCAGAGGCAATTAAATCAGACGAAGTAGTAGCTGAAGCAGTAGAAGAATTTGTAGAGAGAGCTGTAGAGAACGCAGATGTAGAGAACTATACTCTTGCTGATGTTGTTACAGAGGTACAGTACGAAGCATTCTTAGAAAACCCTATAGAAACCTTTGTTGATTTAGATTTTACAGAGGTAACCATAACAAACATAGGTGATGACATGACACAGGACCAAAAAGAAAAAGCACAAGAGGTGGTAGTTCCAGTTATTTTGACTAGAATAGTTAGCATGGCAGCTTTTGTATTGAGGAGAAGTTTATGATTAAAAAGATTTGGTCATGGTTTATAGAAATAATTAAAGAAACATTAAACCTTAGTTGGACTTTGGTTGGTTTAGTTATTGCTACGCTTACATTAACTGGTTCAGCACAACAAGTGACAGGACTAGCTACTCTAATTACATTAGCTATATGGTTATTAACCATAGGATTTAGAAAAGATAAAGACAATAGTAAAGGTAAGGTCAGTAGATGATTTGTGGGTTATGTCCTGGAAGTTGTTCTACTTGTCCAATAGGTGGATTAAATGAAATTACAAGTAGTTAGAACACAATTCGGAACAGATGCAACTAATGGAATATTGTTAGTTGATGGTCTGTTTGAGTGTTATACATTAGAAGACCAGTATCAAGCAGTAAAAGTTATGCACGAAACCTGCATACCAGAGGGTACATACAATATAAAGTTTAGAAGAACAGGTGGATTTCACACTAAGTATTCAGAGAGATATGGTAACTCACATAAAGGTATGTTGCACTTACAAGATGTACCTAACTTTACTTATATACTTATACATGCAGGTAACACAGATGAACATACATCAGGTTGTTTAATTGTAGGAGAAACACAACAAGACTTAGACCTTAGTGATGATGGATTTATAGGACATTCAGGCAAGGCGTATCTAAAACTGTACAACAAGGTGGCAAAAGCATTACTAAATCTTGATGATGTAACAATAGAGTACACAACTATAACTAAATTACTACAGAAACCTTTATCAAATGCCTCTACTGATGATGTTGTATTAGCTAGAACAGTTATGGATAAATTGCAAGAACTAAATGAGGATATTTCTGAGGTAAATGGAAATGTAATTAAGAATCAAGCTATGCTGAGAGGGAGATTGATACAATAATGTTAGAAAGATTTAAAAGAAAAAGAAATTCTGATGGTACATTCAAAAAGGATGTGGCGTGGACACCATGGAACGAAGCATGGAGTTATAGAATGAGTGAAGAACTTAAAGATATGCTTGAAAGAACCAGTTGGACCTTCATTGAAGCGTTCATAGGAGCATTAACAGTTGCTCCTCTTGTTGGTGTAGATGCTGAAGTAGTTCAGTTAGCTGCATTAGCAGGTGGTGGTGCTGCATTAGCAGTCATCAAGACATACGCTAAAAAACAAATATCCAAATAGGATAATACAACAGGGCAAAGGAGGTTAGTATGCCTAACATACCTGAAGAGTGGGGTAATAACTTCTACAAGTCTGGGTGGAAACCAGGCGTAGATGTTAATGACCAAACAGGTCAAGGTGAAATCACACATGTTGGAACAGACCCAAACTACACGAATAAGTTTGACCAGATTCTGCGTGACTGGGGTTATGACCCAGAACATTATGAGATAGAAGGTACAGTAAGGTCTAGTTCATGGAATGTACAATTAAAAGGTGGCAGAAGTGAAACCTTTTTTGCATTTAAAGGACTTGTTAAAAAGAAAAGTCCAACACATGATAGATACTTTAATGAGTTATTTAAAAGAGCATCTAAAAAACCACCAGTTATCTCTAAGTTTAAACAAGGTGACACAGCATTTATGTTCTTTATGTCTGATTGGCAGCTTGGTAAAAAAGATTATGGTGTAGAGAACACTGTCAATAGATACGACAGAGCTTTACAAGATGCAGTAAATAGAATCAAAGACTTGCGTAAGCTAGGTCATGAGATAGATGAGATATATATGGTAGGACTTGGTGACCTTACAGAAAACTGTACGCCACACTTCTACGAATCACAACCACACAATGTAGAGCTTACATTAATAGAACAGTACGCACTAGCAAGAGCTTTGATTATGAAAACTATAGATACATTCTTACCACATGCACCTAAGTTAATTTTGGCAGGTGTGCCAGGTAATCATGGTGAGATGTCAAGGACCAGTAAAGGTCAGGTATCTACAAACAGATTAGATAACTCAGACACTATGCACTTGCAGATATGTGAAGAGATTATGAAAGCTAATCCAGATAGATATGGCAGGGTAGAAGTAAATGTTCCTTCTGGTTTTCATCAGACTCTAGTCATAAAGGGTAAGACAGTTGCCTTTACACATGGACACATGACAGGTGGTGGAGGTAATCCAGAAGCTAAGATAGAAAAATGGTGGAAGGGTCAAATGTATGGGTGGTTACCAGTGGGTGACGCTGAGATATTAGTGACTGCTCACTACCATCATTTAAGAATGAAACAACAAGGAGATAGAACTTGGTTTCAAGCACCATCAATAGACAAGAGTATAGATTTTACAGAGAGAACTGGGTTGTGGTCACACCCTGGAGTCTTGACTTTTACAATTAGTAATAAGGGTTGGGATAACTACTGCCCACTATAAAGGTAACTCTTTATACGCCTTAGCGTTGCCCATAAAATCTTTTTCTGGATAGTACTGTAATGGTATTCTTGGGTCAGTCCAGTAATCATATAGTTTATTGTGGTCCATCCACACTGGGTCAGCATCTATACTTTTGAAATACATTATGCCTACCTTGACTTCTTTAAATCTTGAACCTTTAAATGCCATCTCTTGTATCTTGTAATAGTCTTCTGCTTTTAGTTTGTTAGTTCCTTTAACTTCTATAAAGTATATGTAACCTTTACGAACTAATATATAATCTGGTAGCAGTAATACCTTTGTTGCATACCAGAACAAATCCAATTTGTTTTCTTTAGGGTCAGTTCCTATGCGTAGATAATCTATGTACTCTATACATTCGTTAGCTTCTAAATGTTTTTGCATAGCTAAATCACCCATGTCTTCACCACTGTTCCTTGATTCGTATGAATCTTTGTATGTATTACTCATACACAATCCTCAAACATATAAGCTATACAACCAACACATAATCCATCATGTGTAAGCGTTGTTTGTGGTGGTTCACCACATTCTTTACACTTCATCTCTTTAAAAGGGTATGACATCTTGTTTACCTCCTTGGTCTGCTTTCTTAACAAGTGCGTCACATGTTCTAAACTCCCACTTGTATATATTATTTTCATCTACTTGTTTGTATCTTGCACCACAGTACATGTTGCCCTCCATATCTGTATAAAATATGGTGTTGCTTAAACATATACTAGGTGCTTTATGTTTTATGTCTGGCTCTGGTGGTATATCAAAGTTGTAATCTGGATAGCGTTCTTTTAATTTAGCTTTAAGTTTATCCACATTAATTGATATACCTCCATCTTCTAAAGCCATTCTTTAGGACAATCAGTATCTCCCCATGCAGTCCAACCACAACCATTGTTACCTTGGTATGTGCTGCAACTCCATGATGGTATCTTAGCAAAGCGTTCATCACTTGCTTTCTTTTCCCTGTTGTCTTCTATCCATTCTGAACTATTACATTCAGGACATGCTCTTACTACTGATGCAGTGACTTCACCAAATACTTCTTCAACAATTTCTTTGTCTGTTGTCTGTTCAATCTCATTGTCAATTCCCATAGCATTAAACATATCTTCTGCTCTAGTCATAAAGA